AGCGCAGCGTGGCCTCGCGGGCCTTGACATCCACGCCTTCGCAGGTGACGTAGATGCCGGGCAGCTTGATGAGCCACTCGCTGACCTTGCGTCCGGAGAGGTCTTCGGCGTGCACGGCCACCACGGCCGCGCCCGGCACGGCCGCGGCGATGCGGTCTTTGAGGGAGGCGAGGGCGGCGAGGATTGGCATCACGCGCCCCCCACACCGCCTGCGACGTGGCGGCGGATGATGTCCTCGATCTCGCTCTTGGCCTGCTCAGACAGCCCAAGGAATGGCCGCGCCGGGATGCTGACGCGCCGCCCGCGCCCGGCCCGGCCCCCGAACTGGTGAATGGCCGCGTGCGGCAGCTTGGTGCCGACCACGGCCTCGGTGTCGGTGACGCTGTACACCTGGATGCTGTTGCGCAGCTGGCCGGTGTCCAGCAGCGGCTTGGCGTCGGCAAAGCGCGCCAGCGTGCGTGCGCGGTTCTTGACGTAGCCCTTGGGCGAGTGCCGCCGCGCGCGCGAGACGATGCTGGCGGGCTTCAGGCGCGGCCATGCCTTGCCGTCAGGCGAGCGGCTCTCGTCGAACGCCTGCATGGCCGCCTTGCGCAGCACCTGCGCGGCCGCCGCCAGCGCCGGGCGCATGTTGGCGATGCGCCCCTGCAGCCCATCGATGGCGACCTTCAGCGCCCGGTCGTCGAAGGTGACGGTGATCATGGCCCCATCCCCGCCAGTGCAGCGTCCGTCATGACGCGCGGCGGCGCCCAGCCGATGCCAGCGCCCAGGCTCACCACAGGCGATCCGCCATCATCGAACGGCAGCGCCACCTGGCCTGCGGCAATCGCCTGCAGCTCGCGGATGGCGTCCTTGTAGGCGACATAGGCCGGGTGCTCCACCGGCACGTCGCGCCGCCACAGGTTGTAGCGCGCGATCACGGCCACCAGGCGCTTGAGCACCGGCGGGGCCGGATCAGGGATCGGCGCGGACGTTGCCTTGCGCACGTAGGCCAGCACCTCGTGCTCGGCGTCGTCGATCGCAGCCTGCACCGCGCCCGCATCCTCGCCAGCCGGAGCGTCGCGGTCGGCCAGACGCACGATGTCGTCCGAGCCGATGCGCGCTTCCAGCTCCGCTCTGGTGAGGATCGGCATGGCGCGTCACTCCTGCGTCTTGGCGCGCTTGCGCGGCTGCGACTCAGGCGCAGGCTGATCCAGCGCCTGCGCGGCTCCCGCCTCGATCAGCCAGGCGGCAGTAGCGTCGTCCACATCGACCACGACGCCGGGGGCGAGCATCTGCCCGGCCAGAACCGCCTGCTGCAGGATCAGCACACGCATGACGGCTCCCATCAGTTGCTGGTGAAGACCTTGACCAGCGCGGCCGGCTGGTGGCACAGCGGCAGGCTGTTGCTCTGCGTGTGCAGCACGTAGCCGCGGTCGCCTTCCTGCGGCCAGGTCTTGGCGTAGAACGGCAACGCCACGGTGTTGACGGTCTCGTTGAAGTCCGCCGGGGCGAAGTAGGTGGCGAACGTGTCGGTCGTGCCAACAGGGATCGCATGGCCTTCGTTGGCGGCGATGAAGCGCTGGCCGTTGACGCTGGCGCGGTACTGCTCGAACACCACGCCGAAGACCTCGATCTCGTTGAAAGAGGACTGCATGAACGCGCGGGCGCTGGGGGTGTTCTTGATGTAGTCCACCACGGCCGGATGCGCCACCAGCTTGTGCCAGAACTCGGGCGAGACGAACACGCGCACGCCGGTCATCGTGTCGCCCATGAGGTTGTCTTCAATCTGGTTGACAACGGCCTCACACTTGGCGCGAATGTTCGTGGTGCTGGTGCCGAGCGTGAAATCGACGCCGGCTTGCGTCACTCCAAAGTGCTGATAGAGGTCGTAGAGCACGGTCCCGGCGCCATCCGTCACCACGCCCTTGATGGCGCTGAAGCGCTTCCACTCAAGCGTCTGGTCGTGCTTGGCGCGCATGCGCTGCAGCTTCAGCGCGATACCGTCGTTCACGGAAGACATGCCGGCGTCCTGTCCGAACGCGCGGATGCCCATCACGTCAGACGGGTGCAGGAAGTCCTCGTGCACCGTCTGCTTGATGCGGAAGGACAGCGTGCGGCGGGTGGAGGCGCCCGCCTTGGTGCCTTCGCCGCCCCACTCGTGATCGGGCAGCAGTGCCAGACCTGAGGACTGCTCTTCGATCACCACGTCGCGCGTAGCCAGCGGGCGGTTGCTGAAGATGCCCAGTTCGCCGATGCGGCCCCAGCGGCGCGGGATTTTGTTGATGGCAGCGGTCAGCTCGCCGACGGTGAAATCATTGATGTTCATGTTGCCCTCCAGGTCAGACAGTCTTGCGGGCCAGGATGCCCAGCGCTTTCAGTTGCGCCACCGCCGCATCCTTTTGCGCGTTGGTGGGGCTGCCGGCGAAAACGAGGTTGTCGCGGTCCACCACGATGGCGTGGCGCGCGATGATCACGCCGGGCTTGTCGCCGCTGGTGGCATCCACGGCGTCGAAGGCGATGCCAACGGCGTTTTGCGTGCCGTCGGAGGCGGCTGGGTTGAAGGCGGCGATCTTGCCGCTGGCCGTGATGCGGCCAACCACCTGGCCCGGCACCAGCGTCTGGCCGGAGGCCACAGTCACATCTTCGCGGCTGTAGCCGTGCGGGGCTTCGTACTTCAGGAAGTCACCGATGGTCTTGGTCATGGTCGGCATGGCGATGCTCCTATCAGATGTTGTTCACGGTCTGCGCGCTGGCGCTGACGCGATCCACAGCGGCCAGCAGCGCCTTGAGGCGGTCTTGCGGCTCATCCTGGACCGTCGAGGCGGCGCGGCTGAGCGCCTGCGACGAAAACAGCGCCGGGTTGGCCTGCGGCCGCTTGGCCACCGCCCGCAGGTCGGCGGCGAACGCGGCGAAGGCCGCATCGCTCATCTCGAGGTACGGCTTGACGGCATCGCCATTCGGGACATCGCGCCCGACCTCCTCGAACAGAGCGGACAGTTGCTCGACGCGGCGATGCTCGCGCAGGCGGTTGAGTTCGGCCTGCAGGTTCTTGACCTGCTCTTGCAGCCCTGCAATCAGGGCTTCGTCTTCGGCAGAGCGAGACATGGTGGCTTGCTCCTTTGCGGGGCTGGGTTGAGAAACGGGGTCGAAGGCAAAGCGCAGCGCCGCGGCCGACGTGGCCGGGTCCGCGCCCACCGGCACGAAGGACACCTCGCGGATGTGCGGCTGCTCAAAGACGCCCGAGACGCGCACTTCGCGGCCGTTAACCACGAGCGGCTCGGTGACCTCGCGGAAGTTGGCATTCATGCCCACCGACATCTGCAGCGGGAAGTCGGCCTGCAAGAGCGCCGCGATCTGCCGGCCGGCGTCGGTGGCCGAGAGCACCTCGCCCTCGATGCGCAGCCCTTGCGTGCCGTCGGGCTGGCGAAAGCGGTAGATGCGCCCCTTGCCGGCAATTGCCTCGATGCTGGCCTGGTGATCGACCAGCACCGGCAGCTCCTCGCCGTCGGCGTTCTGCAGCCCCGAGAGGTCGATCACCACGTCGCCATGCCAGCCGTAGGCCGGCACCACGCCGCCGGAGTAGGCCACGCCCTCGAAGCGCAGCGGGCCGTCCTCGGTCGGTTTTTTGGCGGGCCGGACAGCAAACGTCAGGGTGTGCAGGCGTTGGTATGCATCCATGCTCGCCGATGGTGGCGAGCGGGTGCCGGTTTGTCGGCGTGAACGGGTTCGTCGGCAGCGATCGCGTCGCGGCGCATCTGGCTTGCTGCCGCAGCTCAGCGCAATGCGTAGTCGCTCCCGTCTTGCAGCTTGGCGCCGCGCAGCAATTCCCGTATACTGACGAAGCGCCCCGTGGTCGGCTGGGCTGTCTGAACCCCTTGTGGGGCGGAGTAGGACGGTAAGATCCCCGGCGGGGCGCTTTCTATTTGCACGGCAGCCAAGGCGTGCAGCAGGCGCTGGTCTCCATAGTCTTTGACCGTCAGCTGCACACGGAACAGGCGGTCGCCGATCATCAGCGCCGCCCACATCCTGAGCACGGCTACAACATCTGGGTTGCGGTGCCGCTTGTCTTCGTTCCGCTCGCCGACGACCGCCGTCAGCGCCAGCTGCTCCAAAGCGGCCAACGCGCGCAGCTCATCGGCGCTCCGGTCGGCGTTGTCGCCCATTTTCTTGCGCGAGCGCTTGTTGATCCTGAGCAGCCAACCCGTATCCTCGTTGGGCAGGCCGCTTTCGGCCTGCAGCGCGCGCAAGTGTGCATTGGCCGCGCGCGCCAGTTGCATGTAGGCGAGATTGGCCCCGAACTCGTTGCCCGTGATCTCGACCACCGGGACCACGCCGATTTGCGCCAAGCCTGGCCGCTCGCCCCAGAAATCCAGCGATGCCAGCCTTGGCTTGGGGACTTGCGCATTCAGGCCGGACAGCCAGCCGTAGGCCGGCGGCACGCATCCGACGGACGGGGCTTGACGCTTGCCGGCCAGGCTCTGCCGCTTGCAGACGGATAGCCTCTCATCGCGCAGCTTGTTGAGCCTTTCCCCCCACCGCCTCGGGTCTCCCCCCCAGCCCTCATCCGGCACCGCCTCGGCCGGGATGGATTGCGTCACGCCGCCCCTGCGCTGCGCCTCGCGGGCCGAGACCTGCCGCAGCGTGCACCGGCAGCGGTGACCGCAGGGCGGCGTCCAGCGCTTCCACAGCGGGTCATTCACCGGCCGGATCACGCCATCCATCGCCAGGTGCGACGGCCGCACGCGGCTGTCGTTGATGGCGTCGTACATCAGATACGGCAGGTCGTCCTTGACCTCATCGAAGCGCCGCCAGTGCCCGGCCATGTAGGCCGTCTGCACCGCGTTGCGGTAGATCGTCTCCAGCCGGTGGCGCGGCAGGCTCCAGTCCTGATCGGCGGCCCACTTGCAAAAGTTCTCGAACGTGCCGCCGTCGGCCTGGAACTTCGCCAGCGCGTCGGCCACGGCCTGCACCTGGTCCAGCCGCGCCAGGCCCGAGACGGTGAAGGCCTGCGCGCGCTTTTCGGCTGGCAGGCGGTAGAAGTCATTGGGCAGCATGACGCGCTGCGCGCGCGCCTGCGCCACCTGCGCGTCGAAGTCGGCGTCGAATTCGATCGTCACAGCCATCTGTGGCTCCACAGCAGGATGTCGTCGCGGTGCCGTGCGCGGGCCGGCTCGATGATCGGCGCAGAGCCGCGCCGCCGGCGCACACTGCGCGATGGCAGCGAGGCGTTCGCCGCCGCGTCATCGGCCGCCACATCGGCCAGCAGGTGCCGCCAGGCTGGCGCCGCGCCAAGGCCGGATCGTCCGGCCAGGATGGCGCCGGCCGCGGCGCCTGGCCCAAGCGCCAGCAGCAAGGCGCCAGCCGCGCCATCGCGCCCGGCCAGTTGCCGCAGCCGCTCGCCGGCGGTGATCACGGCAGGCTCCTGGCCCACACCGCGTGGGCGATGGCTGCGAGCTCGTTGGCAGAAAGCGCGTGATCTCCATAGGCGATGGCAGGCGCACCGCCAAGCGGCAACGTCTGCGCCCACACAGCGGCGGCGATCTCGTCAATGGCGACAGCCGAGAGCACGCGCGCATCAGCGATGGCGCCCTGCGCGTAGCAGACCGCATGGTCGAGCAGCGCCGCTCCAGCCGCGCGTATTCCGAGTCGGCCATTCGCCACGCAAAGCGCATCGTCGAGCAGGCCGGCATGCAGCGCGGCGATAGGCAGCGCCGCCTCGGCGGACGAAGAGGCATCGTCGAGCACGATGGCCGCCGCGCCGGAATTGAGCAGCGCGGCGGATGCCGAAAGCTGCGCGTCGGCGAGGTTTGCCGCACCGTAGCCGGTCGCCATCAAGCCGCCCGTCGCGGCGAGCAGCGCGTCGTCGAGCGCGCGCGCCAGGCTGCCGGCGATGGCCAGCCACGCCTCCGAGACAAGCAGCGCGGCATCGAGCACGCTCGCCCCGGCGGCCCCGATGGGCAGATCGGCATCGCCGCTGCCGGTGACGGCGTCGAGCGTGCGCGCGAGGCTGCCTGAGATGCGCAGGCCTCCCTGCGCCGAAAGCGCCGCCGATCCGAGCGTGGCTGCAGACTGCCCGGCGATGGCGAGCGTGCCAACGAACGACGCCTGCGCCACATCGAGCGTCGCGCTGCCTGCCGCGCGGATCGCCAGCGCGGCGGATGCCGTCAGCGTCGCGTCCGAGAGCGCGGCGTCCAGGCTGCCGGATATGCCAGCCTCTAGTTGCCCGACCGAAGCGAGCGTCGCCGCGTCGAGCGCCGCCGCTCCCGTCCCGGCGATGGCGAGCTTGCCGCTACCGCTGCCGGTGAGCGTGGCGAGCATAACGGAAGACGATCCAGAGATGGCCAGCCCAGCCGCGCCAGCGAGCGTCGCCGCTCCGAGCGTGCGAGACAGCGCCCCAGAGATCGGCCCGCTTGCGGCTGGCGCAAAAAACCAGTCCGACCAGACAGCCGCATCGGCGGTATCGCGGTCTGCCGCCAGCATGATCCGGCGCAGCGGAAGTCCGCCGCTCAGCGGGCGGTTGATGAACCATGCCGAGCGCGTCTTGCTGCCCAGGCCGGAGACGGCCATCGCTTACCCCTGGGTGATGACCATCTGCCCTAAGATGTTGCTCGCCGTCGTACCGGAAGGCACGAAAATCAGGAAGGGCACGGTGTCGTTGAACAGGCGCGGGAAGCCCGAGGTCAGCGCATCGATGGCGGATGGAACGTTGGCCGCAGTCAGTTCCAGCCGCGCGAGTTCCCGGTAGGCCACCAGCGAGGCCGCGCCTGAAGTCCAGGTCGCCGAGAGCGTGAAGGTCTGGATCGAGCGCACGCCGCGATCGCCGGCCGCAAGGCCCATCGGGTAGAACGCACCGATTGGGGATGTCGCTGAGCCAGTCAATATGCCAGTGCCAGTCTTGCCAGCCACGCCATCCTGGTTGGTGTAGCTCATCGTGAAGGTCGGCGTGCCTGAGCCGGTGGCAGTCGTCACCTCCAGCCCGATCATCACCTGCTCGCCGTTGCTGGTGCCGTTAGCGTCGCGCGCCGGCCACGCCACCGAGTTGATGGTCTGCGCCGTGGTTGCTGTGAGGCTAAGCCCGCTGTTGTGCCAGAGACGATCAGCCAGGATCAGCGTGCCGGCGATGGTGGCTTGCGCCTGCAAGCGTGCGAGGTAGCTGTTGCCGGACGGCGGATTGCTGAACGGCAGTTGACCGGCGTAGCTGGTCAGCGCAGCGCCTGAAAGTCCTGGCGTCGGCGCCACGGCAGCACCAGGCATGCCGCTCAGATAAAACAGCGAGTGCGGGCGGCCCGCGACCAGTGACGGAGTCGCGGCCTTGGCGAAGGTGACCGGCGGCAGCATGCCAGCCAGCACGCCATCGAGCGTCGTAATCGCCACGTCTGCCCCCTATCAGGCGTTGCCATCCGTCAGAGTGAAGCTCGTGACAGTGAACTGCTGGCCGGTAGCGAAGTTGACGTTATCGACCTGAAGATCGCCGCCACCGCCGGTAGCCGTCACCGTGCCTTGAAGGTGGCAGGTCGTGCCAGTGGAGTCGTAGATGCGGAAGTGCCCGGCCGTTCCAGATGCATCTGCGCTGCTGTCCTGCCATGTGCCGCTCATGCTCTTAGAACCTGAGGCCGCCCCCGCCATCCAGTCGGACGGAAGGTTGAGGGTGGCCAGCACGGTGCCTGAGTCCGCAGTGGCGCACGAGGCCGGTGCCGCGCCTGTGCGGATGCGCATGATGGCCGACGGGCCGATGGCCGTCTCGATGGCATCGAGGCGGGCGTTGCGGACGGCAACAGAGAACTGGATAGCCATGGTGATTACTCCTCGTAACGGGTGATAGTGCGGGTGACTTCGCCGGACTCGTCGCGCTCGACGGTCTGGACGGCGACCTTCGGATGCGTCGGCACAATCACGGTCTCGCCGGCGCGCGCCTCGACGTTGACCACCGGCGCAGGCTGCGGCGGAACGTGCACGTCAACCTGCACCGTGGGCGGCGGCGCGGCTTCCATGCGCACCTCGACCGGCTGCTGAGGCATCTGCACCGTGATCGGCGCGTGCAGGTTGATCGCAGGCGGCGCGGCCGCATCGGCCTTCGGCTCTGAGCCTATGGCCTCGCGCTGGGCGGCGGCGTAGCCCATGATCTCGGCGGCGAACATGGCGCGTTCCAGCGTCTGACGGAACGTGCGGTCGTCGGCGTCGGCCAGCACCACCGCGAGCCGCTCCATCAGGTCTTCCGGATCGCGCGCCGCGCGGATGGCGCTGGCGATGGCGCCCGGCGCGATCGGCCCGCCGCCCAGAGCGGGCAGAGTGCGCTCGATCTCGTCCTCGACGGCCTGCTGCGCGGCGGTGAAGCGGCGGCGGTCTGGCTTGGTGCTGTCGGCTCGCTTGTCGGCCAGCGTCACGAGGCTGGCGGCCGTCTCGGATGGCTGGCTGGCGCGCCCGATGCCGCCTGCGCCCACGTCGGCAATCGCAGCGGCCTCGGCGGCTGGCAGCTCCTCGAAATCGTCCGACTCCAGGCCGTATTTCTCCTCCAGGTAGGCGCGCGTGAACCGCAGCATGCCGGCCTTGACCAGGATTTCGTCGCGCTGGGCGCGCTCCATTTCCAGCCCGTGCTGGTCTTCCAGCACGATGGTGCCGCGCGGCAGACCGTTGACGTCGGCCAGGATGTCGGCCACCTGCTGCAGGGCGCGGGTGACCAGCCGCACATCGGCGCGGCGCTTCTCGTCGCGCACGCGCTCGTGCACCTCTCCCAAAGCCCGGTTGCCGCTGCCGCCATCCGTGCCGCTGGTCAGCGTCTGCCCAAGGATCAATCGCTGGATGCGCCGGCAGATGGCGGTCTCGAACTCAGCGAACTTGTTCGGGCTGTTGCCGGGCTGGTCCAGCGCCTTCAGCGTGTCGGTGTTGTTGATGACCGCGACCGGCCCGCTGGAGAGCGTGCGCAGCAGATCCAGCAATGGCTGCTTGTCGGCGGCGTCGGTGGTGCCGTACATGAGCGGCACGGCCGCCTGCTCCAGGAACTTGGCCCACATGCGCCAGCCGTGCGTGCGGAAGAACCACGGCCAGTAGGCCTTGGCCAGCAGCGCCTCGCCCATCGGCTTGCGCAGGCTCGGCTCGTGCACCGCTAGGATGAAGCCGCCTTCGGCTGGCTTTTGGTCTTCACGCCACCAGAGCGTCCCGTCCGGCTTGACGGCGAACCACTCGAACGGGCAGGCGACGGTTTGCGCGATGCCGATGCGCCCGCCCTGCTCCTGCAGCACAACTTCCTGCACCGCGTAGCCAAACAGCACCGCGTCCCACGCAGCCGTCATGATGGCGTGCGCGTGCGGCTCCAGCGCCTCGGTCAAGAACGCCCGCGCGCGCGATTGCGGATGCTCCACGCGCCACGGCGTGTTGATGCAGGCATGGCGGCGCGTCTCCACGGCAGCGCTGATCTCGTCGTCAGCGAGCAGCGCGCGCAGATTGGTGCGTCCGATTCCGATTTGCTGCAGCAGCTCGTCGTAGTCGCCGCCGGCCAGCCACCCGAAGCGCGCGAGCATGCACTCGATGGCTCTGGATGAGCCGAAGGCTGGCAGGACGTCGCCCCGGATGCGGTCAGATCGTGCCATGCGCAGCATGGTCGGACATGGCGGGCTGCGCGTCGGCAGGAACGCATTCCGCCCGCAGCGCGCGGCTGATGGCTTCGTGCGGCAGCAGGCTCATCTGCCGTGGATCATCCGCGCGCCGCGCCGCCGCAGTGCAGCGAGCTTCCATCATCTTGCGCAGCCCGCGCTCGGTGTAGCGAACTGTCCATGTCAGCGTGCGCGCGATCTCGAGGTACGTCATCCCGGCCGCCAGCATGTCGCGCACCTGCCGGCGGATGGCGTCGCGCTCTTCGCCCGCGTTGCGCGGGATGTAGACCGTCTCGCCGCCGAAGGCCTCGCAGAAATCGGCCGCGTCGCGCTCGCCCAGCGTCTCCACCAGCCTCTGCCACCACGAGCCCGCGCGCGTCTTGGGCACCTTGACCTGGCAGCCGCCGAAGGCCGCGTGCAGCTTCTCGGTTGCTTCATCGCCGATGTACTCGGCCAGCATCGTCAGGCCCGCCATCCGCTGCGTCATCGGAACACCCTCCCGCCTGCGGCCACGTAGCCGCCCTGCCCCATGCCCAGCGCCGCAAAGGCGTAGCTCGCCGCGTCCACCATGTCGTCGTTGGCGCTGTCCGGGAAGGCTAGCAACTCATCTCGGAAGGCTGCCGGGCATCCGGACGGGTCGAGCCGCACCAGGCGCTGCTCAAAGCGCGTGAGCAGCGGCGCAAAGCGTGTCACTTTGTCGCGGTCGGGACGCACGCCGCGAACCGGTAGCGTCGTGGTACGGGACAGCTCCTGCACCACGGCGGCCTGGAACTGCGTCTGCTCGATGGCGACGATGGACGGGTTGTGCCGCACAGCTGCGGCCTTGATGCGAGTGAGCACCTCATGAAAGCCCGCGCGGAAGCGCTCGACTTCCTTGATGTACACGATGCCAGTGTCAGGGTCGCGCGCCATCGCGACGATGGCCGTGTAGTCCGCGCCGTCGCGCTCGGAGATGGCCAGGTCCACCCCCAGCACCGGGCGCAGCCCCGGCGGGCACTCGCCCATGACCAGCATCTCGGGCTTGACGAGGCCGCCGCCGAAGGTCACGAACTCGGCCAAGTATTCCTGCCGGAAGACAAGCTCTGGCAGTTCGCGCCGGTTGGTCTCGATCTCCTCGGGCCGCAGGTGCGGGTTGGCGGTGCTGGGCATGTGAAAGCTCTCCCAGTCCGGGTAGGCCGGGGAGTGTCCTCGCTGGAAGAGCTCGTAGAAGTAGTTCAGGCCGTTGGGCGTGCTGATGAACCAGGCTGCCCCTTGGTAGTCGGTCAGCGTCGGGCTGATGGCCCGCTCCCAAGCCTCCTTGAGATAGCGGGCGTGAGCGGCCTCGTCGATCACGAGGCGGTGGTACTTGCGCCCGCGCCCGGCGTCGGGGTCTTCGAGCGTCCAGAAGTCGATCTTGCCGCCGGTGATGAGCTCGATGCGCTGCTCGGTCTTGTTGGCCTTGCGCGTCACCGGCCGCAGCGTGCGTTCGAAGTCCGCCCACACGTCGGCCAGCAGCTTGTAGGTGGGGGAAAAGAACGCCACCGACGCGCCGTCGATGGCGCCGCCGTCCATGAGCGCCAGCCACTCCACCGCCAGCAGCGTCTTGCCAAAGCGCCGCCCGGCGGCGATGACCTTGTAGCGCGCCGGGCTTTCCAGGATGCGCTGCTGGCCGCCGTGCAGGGCGATGGGTGGAATGAGGATGCGCGTCATGCCGCACGCCCCCCGCCGTAGCTGCGCTCGATGACAATCGAAGGCTGCCCGGCGGCCTCATCCAGCCCCCAGGCGCGGCGCTCGCCTTCTTGCCGGATGCGCAGCATCTCGGCGCTGATCTTGGCGAGCTTGCCGTCCTCGAAATCGGCCGGCACGCTGCCAAAGCGCGCGCGGTGATCCTCCCACTCGGCCTGGTGCCTGCGCACCACCTCCGCGCCGCGCTCTGCGGCCGCGTCGATGGCTTCGGCCTTCTTTTTCTGGTTGCAGGCTGCAACCACGCCTGCAACTTTTTCTGCAACTTTACGCCGGATCGCGCCGGCGACGTCGGTCCCGTCGCCCCAGCCTTCGGCCTTGGCGCGTTTCTGGATGGCCTGGTGGCTGACGCCGTACTTGTCGGCCAGCTCAGGAAAGCTCGCCCCTGCCTCGCGCTCGGCGCGGATCGTCTCCCACTGGTCTGCAGACAGACGCGGCATCAGCGCTCCTCCCCGTGCGTGGCGGCATCCCACTGCCGAATGGCTTCGATGCGCGCGCGACACTCCTCGTAGCGCTGCACGGCATCCAGCACCCACTGCGCTACTTCGCGCTCGCCGGAATCGGCGGCAGCGCTGGCATCGGCTCCAGCAGCATGGCCGGCACCCGCGGGCATGTCGCCGGCGATGGCGGCGTTGAGGCGCAGCCGGAGAGCGCCAGAGACGCCGCAGCCGCTGCCAGCCAGTGCGTAAACCTCATGTCGGGCCTCCTGGATTCGACGGTTGACGGATGCGCGGGCTTCGGCCAAGCTGCGCGCGGCCCGGCCTTCAGCGTCTTCGGCGCGCTTCATCAGCGCGGCCGTGGCTGCTGCTGCGGCTGCCGAGTCTTCGGCCCGCGCCTGCTCGCACGCGGCCAGCATCGCCTGCCCCTTGGCCTGCGCGTAGCGGTAGCCAGCAGCGGATCCGAGGGCGGCCGATGCGGCGGCGGCGAGGATGAGCGGCAACGGGGTCACGGCTGCTCCCCCATGCACATGCGGTACTCGGCCTGCCGCCGCTTGACCAGACCCGGCATTTCGCGCCCACCGGCGCGGGTCCACTTCAGCAACTCGGCGCAGGCGCCTGCGTAATCCGGCGGGGACTGCCGCAGCTTGCGCACGAGCGTGGACTTACACGCTGCGCCAGTGCCCACGTTGTACGCCCACGAGACGTAAGCCTCCCACTCGCCCTTGGTCAGCGGAACATCGCCGATGCACGCCGCAAGCTCCCGCGCATGGCGGTCCGCGTCCGTCTGCAAAGCCACCACAGCCCGTACAGGGTCCATCCGGTCGCCCTTTTGCACCGGCCGCCCGTCCGCGTGGCGAGTCGTGCCAAAGCCCAGCGTCTGCACGCCGACGCCATCGTCGTAGCTGCGCTCACGGTACCCTTCGAAGCCAGCCAGCGCGGCCACCAGCGCGGCGGTCGCCCCGATGCCACCCCACTGAAGTGCTGACAGCCTCATGACCGCAGCCCCAGGATGTTGGCCAGCGCGTAGATGAAGATCGTCGCCAGCAGGCCAAGCGCGCCGAACATCCAGCGCCTGGCCTGCGCGTTCATCGGCTCGGCTTTTTCGAGCGCACCCACACGATCATTCAGCCGCTCGACGGCCTGCATGACGCGCTCTATGCTGGTGTCATGCTTGCGTGACATCTCGGCCAGCATGGACCGCATCTCGGCCATTTCTTTGCGGTCCTGCGTCTGGCGCTCTTCGATCACGGTCAGCTTCGTCACCGCGTCGGCCATCTTGGTGATAGACAACTCAAGTCGCGAGTGCTGCTCTTCCAGCTTTCGCGTGGCCTCCACCAGCACGTCGATCTTGCCGACTTTGTGTACGATGATGTCGAGCGCGCCCCTGTTGTAGCGCTCCCATTCAGACGCCGGGATAGGCTCCATCACGCAGGTTCCTCCACTTTGAGCAGCCCGCATGTTGGCCGCTGCGGATGCGCGGCGTCGGCCTGAACGTGTTCGCACTCGCGCACGGCGGCGGCCCAGGCTTCAGGGCTGGTGGTGACGGCCCACAGCGGATCGGTCCACATGTCGGCCGACTGCATCGTCAGCAGCACTGAGAGCGGCCACATCACGCGCCACGGCTGGTAGTTGGCGCGGAAGAACAGCGCCGGGATGCCGCCATCGCGCCAGGCTTGCGCCACCGCCTGCGCCCAGGCCTGGTCGATCTCGTAGGCGCGCAGCAGGCTCCAGCGCTTGACCTCGATCGTCCAGCCCGGCACCCCCAGGATGTCGCTGTCGCCCTCGTGCTGGCGCACGCGGCGGCTGGCGCTCAGCCCCAGCAGCTCGCTGATGATGGCGGCGACTTCGCGCTCGCCGCGCTTGCCTTTTTCTCGGCTCATCGCTCCCATGGTGTCCCTTCTCAAACGACGATGACGCAATGCTTGGCTGCTCGCGTGATGGCCACGTACAGCAGGCGTGACAGATCGGCCCCGGCCATGCGGGCCTTTTGGGCCTCGCGCCAATCCACCAGCACCGTGTCAAACGTGCTGCCCTGGCTCTTGTGGATGGTCATGGCGTAGGCGTGGCGGATGTCCGGCAGTTTTGCCTGGAGCGCATAGGCCGAGCGTGACCACCGGACAGCCTCATCCTCCTTGCCTTCGGCCTTGGCGCGGCGCACGCGGGCAAAGCGCGCGGCGATCTCGGCCTGCACGGCGTCCGGCTGCACGGCCAGCACCGCGCGGCATCTCTTTCCCCCGTCCGAGCGCAGATGCACCTCCCGCGCGTCAAAGCCGTCGATCTGCAACCGCCCTGGCTCGATGGATGCCACGGACAGCAACTGCCCGTTCGACAAACTGCTGCCGTCCGGCAGTTTGATGCCGCCGTCTGAGGCGATCAACGGCTCGCCCGGCTCGAACGGCTCGCCACCTGGGAACAGGCGCTCATGCACGGCGCGGTTGTGGCGAACGGCTGCGGCGTTGGTGTAGGTCAGTACCCGCATGTCGTGCCCATGCGCGTAAGCGTCCGCTGCCCAGCGTGCGATGAGGTCGTCATCGCCGTGCACGATCTGGCACAGACGCTCATCGCCGTGGCGAAGCTGGTCTGCCAGCACAGCGATATCCGGTGGCGCATCGCGCTCGATGGCCTTGCGCAGCGTCTCAGACCAGCGCAGGATGGGGTTGTCCTGCGCCTGGCGTACGATGCGCTCCAGACGCGCCTGCACCGGCACCAGCGGCCCGAATGCAGGCGACAAGGCCGATGGCGCGTTGGGCGTGACCGGTGGAAGCTGCGCCGGGTCGCCGACGAAGAGCAGGCCCGTGTGATACGTGCGACTGGCGGCCATCGCCGGGGCGAACAGATCGCTGGACAGCATCGATGCTTCGTCCACGATGGTCACGTCGTAATCGGCAAACACCGGCTGCTTGTGCGGCAGCAGCTTGCCAGTGCCGTCTGGCTGGTTGACCAGCTTGAAGCCCAGGGCGGCCTGAATCGTCTTGTACTCTGGCCCGTCGCCGATCTTGGCCTGCAGGACGCCGAGCGCCTTGTGCGTGGGTGCCGTCACCAGCACCTTGTGCGCCCTGTCCAGCAACCGGCGCACCAGCGCGGCGGTCAACGTGGTTTTCCCGGTGCCGGCATACCCCTGCAGGGTGGCGGCGATGCCCTGACGGCCAGCAATCGCCGACGAAAGCAGGTTGAAAGCCCGCTGCTGATCCTGGTTCAGTTCATCAAATTCCACTTTGTTTATCAGATATTTCAGATTGACCGGAAAAGTTGCTTATTTTTTGAGCAATCGCCGACAATCGCCGACAACCCTGTCGGCGATTGCTTTTGATCTAACTCTTTGATTCATAAGGAAAATTTGCAATCGCCGACATCGCCGACGCCGACCTATAAGGAGTGTTCATTTCCTTATATAGAGTTGCGTCGGCGAACGTCGGCGTCGGCGATTGCTCCGAAATCTCCTTTTCAGTCAAAGACTTGGCATCAAGAGCAATCGCCGACACGTTGTCGGCGTTTGTCGGCGATGTCGGCGATTGCTCCTCCTGCTGGCAGAACTCAACCAGCACGTAGCGATGCCCGCGCACGCCCTTTTTGGACATCGGCTTGGCCACGCAGTCATTGACGATGCGCTCCAGCAGCTCGTCGCGCTTGTCGTCGGCCAGCTCGCGGAACATGCGCACGCCCTTGACCAGCTCGCGCTTGCTGGCCCCGTGCGAGCCGCAGTCGCGCAGGAAGGACTCCACCTTGTGATAGACCGAAGGACGGCCCGTCTCGCCGTCCTCTGCTCCGCCACGGTCGCGGAAGACGCGCAGCGTGGCTTCCAGCGCCTGCCGGATGAAGGTGCTGGCCCACTCCACCATGGGCTCGGTCACGATGGGGTCGTCCGGGTTGGCGGCAGAGGCCAGCGCCGTGCAGATGCGGGCCATGTTGCGCCGGGCTCCGGCAGACAACATCCGCGCAAGCGGCCCGCGCTGAGCGTAGGACTGCGCCAGCGCCATCTGAGCTCCTTGCAGGTCACCCGTCACGCGCACGGTTTTCATGGTGGGCACCACCACGGCCAGGCCGCCAAAGATCTGCTCGTGCGTCAGCGCCGTATCTCCAGGGCCAAAACCGCGCAGCCGGCGCAGCGTCTCGTGCACCGCCGCATCCAGCGGGTGCTCGCGCTGGCTGGGCCGGTCTGTCCAGCGTGCCGGGTCTTCGGCGCAGACAAACACCATGCTGTCCACAGCGCCACGGCCGAGTTCACTGCGGCGCAGCGTCTGTTCGACCTGCGAGCTCGCAATCAGCGCCAGAAGGTTCAGCGTCGGGCGCTGCAAGATGGGCCTGGCCCCCTCCTCCTCGTTGCGGGCGCGGCTAAGGCCCACCTCGGCCCAGTTGTCCAGCGCAATCTGTGCTGGCGCGGCCCAGATGCGCCCGTTGATGATCGACATCGTGTGCCCCAGCAAGCCCGAAGGCTGGCGGCGGGCGAAATACATTTGCTCGCCCCAGTCATCGGCCAGGTAGTACAGGGCGGGCGCTTTGTATAGCGACGAGAACAACTGCTGCGGGCTGGAGATGCGCACACCGCGCACCATCTCCGACAGGCCCGAGAGCATCATCGCATCCTCGGCCGCGCTGAAGGCCGTGCGGCCAAAACTGGCCGTCGGCGCGATGATGCCCAGGTACAGCGAAGCCGGGTCACCGTGCTCGCTCACATAGCGTCTGGCCGCCGCCGCGCTCACGATGGACAGCGCCACCGCCTGCGACACCAGCGGGTGCGACTGGTCAGAGCGCGCCTCGATCCATGCGCACAGGCGGTTGACCACATCCACCGGGCACGGCAGCGCCACATCCAGATCGACAGGCCCGGCTTCGACGGTGGCCTCCTCCTGCACCAGCGGAACCTCGGCAGGCGCCACCGGCTGCGAGCGCATCGGATTCGACCAGCCATATTCGGCCTCGGCCACCGCGAAAATGCTCTCGTAGTTCACCTCCCCGCGCGGCTTGGCCGTGTGCCACACCCGCGCAGCGTCCACCGGGTCGTACTTGACAGACTTGCGGCTCCATTCGTCCCACAAGTCCCACCCCCGCTGCCCGCACGGGCGCAGCGCCAGGCAAAAGCGCACCCAAAGATCGCGGTCATCGGACGGGATATGCGCCAGCGCATCGCGCAATTCCTCGGCCACCGTGGGGCCAAGATAGCGCGTGCCAGCGGCAGCGCTGGCCTCGATGGCCGGGGCGGTCGCCATCGAGCGAATCCAGTCCGGCAGCGGGCTGGGCACCACGCCATTGCGCGGATCGCTGCTGGCCTCCCATTCGTAGCGCTTGCCGCTGACGTGCAGCGACGGGTCGGCCAAGATGTAGCCGTTGACCTTGAAGTCCACCCCCTGCCCCAGCCGACCCGGCAGCGAATGCGGCCCATGCGGAAGTTGCCAGACCCCGTGCCAGCCGCCACCGCCCGTGAACTGCATCACGTCCGACTGCAGGCTGCCGTATTTGGCCTCCAGCAGATCGACCGTCTCCAGCCCGCCATTGCGCGGGTCCACATCCACCGCGCACAGGCCGGAAGCCGCCAGCGCGATGGCGATGTTGGCCTTGGGGTACCGCGCCCACCAAGCGCGGATCGTGGCCTCGTCCGTCGTGGCGTTGTTCTGCCCGCCAGGCACGATGGCGCCGATGGGGTGCTTGCCCGGCGACTTGCAGTCGTCGTTGCCGCAGGCGCAGCGCCATTTGCCGTCATGCCGCTGCTCTGGCCACCAGCACGGGAATATGTGCCACCCAAGCCGCGCGTAGGACAGCGCGGCTTCCAGCATCTTGGTATCCGTCATTTCGTGTTTGGCTCCCGCCCCTGCCCGCTGAGCGAAAGGAACCACCGTCCCGGGCACGGCGGGAGCGTGCTGTTCGGGAGCTACCCTAGGGGCGGTGGAAAACGGTTTCACTGAAGGCGGCCACTGTTGCTGTTCCGGCCGGTCTCCGGAGCAGCCGGATTTACACCGGCCGTGCGGCAGATCAGAGTGGCCACATGAAGCTGCTCATCGCTCCACCCTCTCAAAAGGCTGCGCATCACCTCTCCACGGCTCTTGCCTGTGGCTTGGCAGTAGCCATCCAGAACGGCGACCTCTGCCGCGTCCACCTCGAAGCGGATTTCTGTGGCCCGGTGCATTCAGCAGGACTCCGCCACGTCGATGCAGGGCCGCCCGCCTGGGTGTGGCCACTTCGGATCTGGCACCCGCACCCAGCGCACGTCCGGGCGCAGCTGCTCCACCGCGACCGAGCCGCTCGTGGCGCGTTCGATGGCGGGGCAGTGGTCAGCCGGGATAGGCCGAAGGCCCCGCTCCCACTGGTAAGGAAGAGACGGAGAGACACCGATGGCCCTAGCAAGCGCAGATCTCCCGCCAAGAGCTGATATGGCGCGTGACAACATGTCACGAATAATAGCAGGGCTACGAAGCATGTCAATATGTCGACATGCTAGCTTTGCTAATATGAGCAGGCGGCAGCAACTTGAAAAGCTGATCGCCGCGCGAGCGCGCGGCAAGACATCTGTGTTCGCGCGCCTGATCGGGCGGTCAGACGCTGTGGTGTACCAGCTCCGCAGTGGTCATCGCCTGCTCGGTGACGCCTTAGCTCGGCATATCGAGATTTGCTGCAGTCTGCCTCAAGGGTGGTTTGACACGGACGACGCAGCCCCTCCAGTAGAAGGCGGCGCGCCTGATATACCGCCCATCTCCACCGCCCTGCCCGTCTTCCTCGACGCCCTGCGGGCCTGCCCGCACAAAGAAGAGCTGCGCGTGCTGCTGCCGCTGCTGTTGGAGACGGATGCGCCGCCGTATCGCGCGCGGCTGCTGCAGCTGCTGGGAGCTGATGTGCCCAGACTGCCGGCGGATTCCAGGGACTTCTACCCGCCTGTGCCGCAGCAGGCCGAGACGAAATGACGCTGTTCGCGCCCGACGTGCTGAACATCGCCTGGGAGCACCCAAGACGGCCCCACAACTCCAAGAACGGCGCGCGGTTCGTGCGCGCCGAGGACGGTCTGGACTACGTGGCCAAGAGCGCCACCGATGCCGAGCCGCTGGCGCCGCAGGCCGAGTATGTGGCGCACTGGCTGGCGCTGCGCTGCGCGCTGCCTGCGGCCATGGGGCAGTGGCTGCGCTGGCCGCACACCGGAAAGCTGGCCTTTGGCTACCGGTTCGAGACTGGCGTCAAGCAGTACACCATGATGCCGCCCGAGGAAAGCGAACAGGCGATGGCGCAGGCCATGCCTGGCCTGTGGCGGCTGTGCGTGCTGGATGTGTTCGTCGGCAACCCCGACCGCCACATCGACAACCTGCTGCTGCGCCGCTCGGAACTGGACGGACGCTGGACGTTCATCGCCATCGACTGGGGCAAGGCGCTGTGGAACAGCGGCTTTCCTATGGCTCCGGTGGAGCATGTGGCCATGGCTGGAAACACCGCCGCGACAGTCGCCTTCTTGCGCACGATATGGCGTCCTGACAGTAGAATGACGCTGGACGTCGTAGCCCGCCTGCAGGCGCTGCGCGCCGAATCCATGAGCGCCCATCTGGAAGAGCAGATGCCTGCGCAAGCGCGGTGCCAGCAGACCGCCGAACTGGCCCGCTGGTGGAGCACGCAAGGCCGCATGGATAGGCTGCGGCGCACGCTGGAAGTGCTGTCATGACCCAAGCGCACGTGTACCAACTGCTGGCCGTCGAGCACCCAACGCGCGGCGAATCGATCAACGTCGGCCTGCTGCTGTGGGCCGATGGGCTGCCGCGCGTCTTCTCCGCCACCAGCGCGCAGCGCCTGGCCGCGCTTGACCCCAACCTGCC